CTACAGAATAGCATTCTATGAGCAGTCAAATCATCAATATAACCCCTAGCAACAATAGAGAAGTCCCCAGCGGTAAAGTTTAACTGAGCATGAGCAGCAGGAATTTCTACATAGCTAGGAATAGTAGGGTCAAAGTCAAGGGCATATCCCAGTCCGTATTTATCTTCTGGGACTAACTTCTCCTCGCCTAGATAATCAAACTTAACAGTTGAAATCCTTTTGCCCAGTGTGGAATTTATTTCTAGGCTTCTCTTTATAAGCCTGACTACTGCACCATTTACTTTAATCTCTACCTGCATATTTATACCTTAAGAATACTTAAATCTCACACCAAGAGCATGGAAGTCGTGACCAGCATCCTTCAAGGTTATCTTGATACCGACATAATCATCGGCTGCTAGGTCATCTAAAATCCCATTGGTAGCATCGTCTAAGTCCACTGCAAATAATTGGTTAGCAGTAACATTGTAGGTAGTAGCAACATCGCTTTCAGAGTGAGTATTATATGCCTGACCTACTGCCCCATAATCACTATCAATATCCCAATTAGCAGTACCTTGAGTAAATAAAGGAATAACAATAAATTCAGCATTGGTGATAGCGGTGAAATCATGGGGAACCTTAAAGGCAACATGGGCTACATCATTTATAGCATCAGTGGAGGTGCCTGGAAAATCTCCCAGAGCCTCTAATTTCCAGACTGCCCCCTGAGTTCCATAAGTAACGGGGACAAAGAATTCTCTGGTAGCTACAAATCCCGCACTTGTTGTCCAGTCCCAATCTGTACCGTCACTTAATGGAAGAAAACCTGCTGCCCCTATTGCCTTGCGAGTAACTGTATTGGCATCTCTATAAAGCATATCACCCCGAACAGTCATTATCTGCTCGGGTGTAATGTCGTTCCTTTCAACAAAACAGTGGACATAGGTTATATGTGCATCGTAAGTTACAGAAGCGTAGTATTCCATTTCAGGGACATCATCAAATCTATAAGCCCCATCTCCACCATAGGCTACTCCTGTGGTGATATTCCCACCTTGCTGTCCAGCCCCAGGGACGGCATCATCTACAACTGGGGGTGTGATTGTCTCATCATTGATGACTGTGGTTGCGATATGCTGAGCAGCAACAGTTCCATGCCAACCCCTGATAATATAAATCGTGTCTCCCGATATTGCCCATATCAGAACACACTCATTCTCCATTTTAACGACATCACCAACGGCAAATGCCCCACCGCCCGATGTAAGACATTCCACATCCCATAGTTCTAGTGGAGCATCTAATACAGTTTCGCCACTATCTGCATAAGCAGCAAAGGCTGTTATCTTCCATAATTGAGCAGTAGCCCCATTCAGTGGGTCTCCATTATGTAAGAAGACTTTATTTATCGTGCCCATCCTAACCTCCCTGTAAGCGGACTTCTTTAATTATTCTCTGGCTGATATAACCTTCTAATTCTGTCCCATCAAGGTAAATATGAAAAACATTCGTGGTCAGTTGTCCTTTTGGTGTTACTGTTTCCCCTTTGTGAACTAAAGCTAGGCCTGTCTGAGCAACAATACCACCTGTCTGAAAGCTAGGTGGGCGACCTATAGCTCCTGGTAGGTATTCATAGGGGGCTGCGACAGCAAAGCCAACAGCAGCCATAGGGGCAACTAAGCCCATCATAGCGGCTGCCATTTCCTTAAGAGATGCTGTATGAGCATCTGCTGAAGCTGTGCTTGCATCTAATGCCCCTGTCCATTTGAAAGCCTCTTCTTTGGCATCTCTAAGAGCCACTGTTTCCCGAAGAAGTTGCTCTCTCAGCATTTCAAGGCGATATATGGCTGCATCATAACCCATACTCGTCTTGTCCATAGTTTCTATCCACTCTTCTTGCCTCTTTATTGCTTCCTGTGTTGATATGGTAAATTCCTCTTCCGCTTCCTTTAGTAGATATAAACCTGTAACAAGCATGCCAATTCCAATCAAGAAAAGACCAAGCGGTGTCGTTAGGAAAAATAAAGTAGCTGTGCGGAGTGCAATCATCGCTGCTGTGGCAGCGTGTATCGCTTTAGTAAATAGGCTGAAGCCAACCAAAAGTGCACCACCAGCAACAAGGAGACCACCTAATTTCATAAGCCCTTTTATCAGCTTGGGGTTTTCCTCTATCCAAGCCGTTATCTTTTGAATAAGCGGGACAAGTTGTTCCTCTAAAAGTTCGGTAAGTATAGGGGCTAATACTTCACCTATTGTTATCTTAACGCCACTTATGGATTCATCCAGCCGTGTCATTGCATCGGTAAATTCCGCTGCCTTATCTGCTGCCTCTTGGTCAAAGACAATGCCTAATTTATGTGCTTCCTTTCGGAGTTCAGCCATACCATCAGCACCCGCAGCAAATAAAGGTAAGAGTTGAGTTCCTGCCCTACCGAATATATCCTGTGCCGTTGCTGCTCTCATCGTGGGGTCTTCAAGTCCAGCAATCGCCATAGCAATTTTATCAAACTGTTCTTCAGGTTTTAATCCTATCAAGTCTTCGGCTGCTAAACCTATGCGGTCAAATGACCTTATATAAGTAGCCATTCCCTCAGAGGCATCAATAATAGTCTTAGACATCCTCTTGACACCCTTTTCAAGAGTCTCAAGGCTTGCCCCTGATATATCGGCAGCGTGCCTTAATTCAGATAGAGCCTCAGTGGAGAAACCAGTCCTCAATGCCATCTTCTGGACTTCATCACCCATCTTAGCAAAGGTCTTGACACTCAGTGCCCCAGCAGCTAAGATGGCACCACCCACAGCCATCATACCAATGCCGATGGCTTTCTGGTGCTTCTTAATAGATGCACCGATGCCTTTCATACCCTTATCAAGGTCTTTTGTGTCTACTCCGACCTTTAATACGGCATCTCCTATGCTAATTGCCATGCTTCACCTTTATCCCCATTTTTGCCAATAGCTCCTTATCGCTTACAACCTTATCCCCTGGTTTTTTACTTTGCATAGCATCAAGCTCTCTCTTCTTCCGCTCTGTTAATTTCTCACACATTAAAGTAAAGAGTTCGTCAGTCCAATTATTAGATATATAGTCTGGTGTTATATGCCATTCCACCATTAAGAGTTCAAAGATTCCTCCGATTGAGATTTCCTCTCCTCCTTGAACAGCCTCGTTATCACCTCTGGGGAGCTTTGGGCTAAAGGGAATGCCACAGCGATTACCTCCTTAAAGGCATCTGCCAGTTCTTTATCAGTGGCTTTACTCTCTATCTCTTCCCTATTCAAGTCTTTAGCATAATCAAAAAAGAAGTCTACCACTTGGTCGGGCATAGTCACCAACATAGTAGTCAATACCTGCTCAAAGTCCTCCAGTGTGTCTGTAGTAACCTTGACAAGCTCAGGTATAGGGGCTATCAGTTTAATAACCTTTGCCCTCCATTCCCTTGATTCTCGGATAACCAGGGGCTTAACCTCGTATTCCTCTCCCCCTAGAATGACCCTTATCCCAGCCTGAACGATTTTCTCCTCTTCAGTTCTAGCCATTTTTAACTCCTTTCAATTAGATTTATACATCGGTTATAGAGCAAACATCTTCTGCCGCATCGCCCTTGTAGGCAAGGAAACTCATTGGGACAATAGTCTTTTCACCTTTCTTGTAAGACATCCCTACAGCCCCTATAGGGTGAGCATAGAGAACATCAATAGTGCGACTAGTGCCACCCCCAACCGGGGGAATCCCATCTATTCTTAGTGAGCATGTTTGCAAAACTCCACCACCCACTGCTGCACCGATTAAGATAGGGCTTGCATGTCCATCTGCGCCAGCTATAGCGTAGCCAATATTGGCGATGGATGATTCGGCACAATTGCAGGTGATTGTGATGGTCTCTTTGGTGATAGCTCGGTTGATAGGGAATGTTTCCTCTTCCGTTTCTATGTCGGCAACATCTGCAGTATATTCAATAGTCACGCCATCTTCGGTATAACCCACCGCTGTAGCTGCAGCTACCCCCGCTACTCCTATTTTTAGTACCGCCACCCCTGTTAATACATTTCCGATTACATTAGCCATTTCTACCTCCTATTTATGCTATATTATCCACTATCGTGCAGGCATCCGTAAGACCTTTCAGGGCTTGGAATGTTACGGGAACTATTGTCTTTTCACCCTTCTTGTAGCTCATACCAACCGCACCTGTAGTAGTTGCCAATGGGACAAAGATTTCACGATTAAAACCTAATGGGGTAACTCCTTTTATCTTGAGATTCATTGTCTTATTTACACCATCATCAAGCGTTAAGACGGTGCCAGCCACCACAGCACCAGCCATCGCATTATTTATATTAGCCAGTGAGCTTTCCGCCATATTGCAGGTTATAGCCAGGGTTTCCTTTGTTATTGCCCGTTGTATGGGAAAGGTCTCTTCCTCAACCTCAATATCAGCAGTGTCAGCAGTATATTCAAAGACCACACCATCCTCGGTATATCCTACCTCAGTGAATGGGCTACCCAATGACATGCCTGGTGCGCTTCCGCCAGGTTCTATCGTATAGTCGGCATTGTTGATTTTTACTGTATCAATATACTGAGTCCTTTCGGGTGATGCTTCCCACAGCTCAATTCGGACTCTTTTAAGCACCCAGTTAGCCATAGTATCAGCAAGATGAGTAGTGTTAATTTCGGCATAAACATCACTCCAGTCATTCCCCAAGTCCCAGTCAGAGAATCCTGAGCCATCTTCTTTCCAGCCACCAAACCCGACTTTATCAGCATTAGCTGCTGTCTGTTGCACCCAACCTGCAACTCCATCGTGATTCTGTAGTGGCACGCCTGTTATTTCAACCCAGCCGACAGAATCAGGGTCTTCAAACCTTAACTCAAACTGTGCAAAGTTGCCTGTAACGACTGAACAGAAGTGGTAATATTCATAGTGACCAGCATTAATAGCAGCCGTAAGCCCGCTACCTAATATCCCTGCTGGCGGGATGATTTCAAGATGAGTGCTACCCGCATTTCCAGTCCCCCCTTTATAGAGTTTTACTGAATGAGTGCCAGCCCCCTGATGTTGGTCAGTTGACCACTCTGCGATGGCATCATTGGGTTGCCTGACCCCTAAAGTTGCCACTCCTACTAAAACATTTGCTATTGTTAAAGCCATTTTTATACCTCCTGTCTATTTATTCAGCCCGTATCATCACACTAAAGAATGTTAGAACTCTATACATTCCAATAATATCTACATCAGCTAAATCCTGTCCCTGCACCTCCTCAATAGCTGATAAAATCCTATAAGTATTGACCCCCACTGTAACTGCCTGCTCCTGTATTCCCTGTAAGGCATCATAGAGAACACGATATACATCTCTAGCTCCTCTTTGCCCAACCAAGCCGACCTCATCCTTTGCCCAGCAGTCAAACTGGACTGATGGGGTAACTATCCCTGGAATATATGGGGTTGAAACACCCCCTCTTGTAAGAAAGCTAATTGCCGGTAAGGTAGTGTTCTCAGGCAATCTAGGGCAATATATTCTAGGTGAGGCAGGAGCAAAGAAGGCTATAATCCCCGCATCATTTACCAGATATGTCCATATAATCCTAGTGGTATCTGCTAAACTCATCCTAGATACACCTTTATATTCTTGGGCAAATTCTTAATGTTCTTATCTAAAGCTGGTTTGAAGTAAGGGAAAGCTGGCATATTTACCGTCCCTGTTTCAAGGTATCCCCCATAACCACTTGTGGAATATACAGAGCCTTCCAACTCTTTAGCCTCAAACATTATTGACCTAGCATTATTGCCCGTCTGTGTTTTCCACGGGTGTTCTTTTATAACCATATTGGCAATATCGGTTATCACATCTTTCAGTCCTTGCCCAGATGCCTTCTCAACCTTGTCGGTAGCCTCTTTTGTTTTAAGATTGGTTATAACCTTTATTTTTAATTGTGGCATCACTACCTCACAGTTCGTAACCAACATTCTTTATGATGACTAACTGCACTATCCTGCATATTAGAGACTAATAAAATCTCATATCTTATCCACGTTGCCGTAGCTACATCATACACATCAACCCTGTTCCGCTCGGTGATAACTATATCCCCCAAGAATAGTTTATAATCAGCTACAATGACCTCAGCTCCTACCATTACTTCTCTTCCACTACTAGCCATCAAGCGACAATCAATCTCTATCTGTCCCGCTACTTGTGTCCAGACAGGGATTATACCCCCATAACCATCTGTGGCAACCCCAGTATCCTCAAGGACGGTGCAACTATTTATCAATAAGGTATCATAAGCCATTAGTCGTCCTCTTCCCCAATCAAGTCCATTTCAGCCCAAGTTAAATAAGGCGTTGTCGCATCCTTTTCCCTTAACTCCTTCTGTAATTTGTTCATATTAGCAATTATCTTCTGCGTGTAGGCATAGTCTCCTATCTTTTCACTATCGGGAGCTGCGGCATATTTAGCCATCCACGCTGCCAGTGCATCAGCAGCAGCTAGATTGATGTTATTTGCATTAGCAGTTAGGAAATATGTTATCTCCTTATCGGTGAATACGGCATCAGTCGCTGGGGTCACATCAGTATCACCGATTATCAGACGAACCTTACTTACATCATCACCTACGTTAGGGTCATAAGTAGCTGTCACGGAAACCTCCTTATTATCCAGCGGTATAGAGGCATACGGGATATATTTAGTCTCTTAATTGGTATTCTGGAAATCTGTTGCCTAGCATAAGTTCTTAGCCTAAGAATACCAAACATTGAGTCAGTTATAGTTACTACATCAGACTTAACGATAGAAAATGCCTTCTTTATTACATCAGCGATAGTAACTGTTTCTCTTTTAACTAACCCCATTGATTTGCTTAAAACATCAGTGATTGTAACTGTATCGGCTTTCCTTAACCCCATTCCTTTAATCAGAGCATCAGCTATAGTGATAGAATCATCAAAGGGTAAGCCGAACTTCTTAGAGATTGCATCAGCTATGGCTATCGTATCGGTTTTAGCAATGCCGATGCCTTTAACTAGAGAATCGGATATTGCGATAGAATCGGCTTTACCCAATCCAACAGCCTTAATCAAGGCATCTGCAATAGTTACCGTATCTGCTATGGAGAGGTAAAACTCCACCACATCTGCTATAGAGTCGGAAATTGCAACATTATCAGCCTTCACTAATCCTATTGCCATCTCTATAACATCTGCTATTGCGACAGAATCGGCAAGGCTTCTCTCATATGTTACCGCCCTCGCAAATGTGTCTGCGAGAGCTATGCTATCCGCCTTATTTAATCCCACCTCTTTTGAGATAGCGTCAGCTATAGCAATAGAATCGCTATGCGGTTGACCTACCCCTTTTGAGATAGCATCGGCAATAGTTTCTGTATCAGAAAAAGCCCTTTCAAATGTTGATACCAATGAAGGACTATCAGCAATGGCAACACTATCAGATTGAGCCTGACCGACTGCTTTAGAGACGGCATCCGCTACCCCCACAGAATCAGCCTGCGGTTGCCCTACCCCTTTTGAGATGGCATCAGCTATTCCTAGACTATCTGAATGCGGTTGTCCGACAGACTTCATGATGGTATCGGCTATTGTAACTGTATCGGATAATGCTTTTTCGTGGTCAATGCCTGCTACTGTATAATGTATCCTTATAGAAACACAATCAACATAAGCGTGGCAGGATGTTGAATCACGGGTGTTGTATGCCGAGATGTCTATACCAAAATCTTCACTTACAATATCAGTATCAGCTAATTCAGCGTTCCAAGTATCCGTCGCCCCCCCATAAGTTACTTCCTCATCTGGGGGGGTAAGAGTGTGGTCCCTCCAGATTGAAGCTGATGCCTTGTTATCCCCTATCTGCCCGGCTGTTTTGCGAAGATATAAAGCACTATCGTTAATAAACACCTCATCAACAGGCTTTTCGGCACTACGCTCCATCTTCATCTCAATACCATCTATAGTAGCCCCTTCAGGTATATCCTCAGAGGTAAAACCAAAGTTAGTAAGTCGTAGCCAATCACTATAATCTTCCTTATCAACATCGCAGTCTGCCCAGGCATCATCGCTTGCCTTAGCATTATCTGGGTTTTGCCAAGAGTTTTTACCATCTCGGTCAACATTTGCTGCTGTGCCTGGGAACTTCCAATCTGTTACTTCAGACATCTGACCTTCTGCTTCCTCACCTATACCATAAAGACTTATTGCATAATCAGCTAATAATGTGTAAGTTGTTTCATCATTCGGGTCTATGTTTTGACCATCTGCGAACCAAGCTCCATCCCCTCCAGTTGAGTCTCGTTCTATTCTACCCGCAGTAGCATATAACCCAATATAATCGCCTACTTCAACAGCTATTGAAAGCCCGCCAAATGTTTGCTCTGAGCCAGCAACTACATTACCGATAGCTACACTATCCCGACATTTTAGTGTATCGCCATTTGTAGTAAAAAATGTTCCAACAATACAATTTGCTAACTCAAGCGATGCCCAAATTTTAACAGTATCAATTGTGCCATTAGCATTAGCAGGGTTAGTTTTGGAGACATACGTCCTATCGGCAATAGTTGACCAACTTGAACGGTCTATTGCGAGTGCACCAATATCAATAGCCACTTAATCTCCCTTAAAGGTCTTCAACCTTCTCCCTCTTTACAATACCATTAGCCAGCTCAGCTTCAGCAGTGGGTAGCTTCCCCCTGAACTTAACCTCAAGCAGTTTGTCTTCTTCGTCTGTAAGCCAAGCCAATCTAAGGTAAAGACTAAATGCCATCATCGGGTCTTTGATATGAGCAATCATAGCTTTCCGAAGTTTAACATCGTTTTCCCTACCCAAGACAACTAGATACCAAGTAGCCCAGCTTTGGTCTGGGGTTTCATCAACCATATCTTTAATTGTCTTGCCAGCATATTGCTCATAGAAATCCTTAGCTTCACCGCAAATATTTAGTCGCCTAAGAATAACCAAAAGCTCATCGGCTGAGGTTTCTGGTTTATATTTGTTGCTAATCTCAGACATTTAATCTCCTATAAACTATTACCAATTAACTTGCCCCAAATGAAACTGTCCAAGTAATTTCTAGTGTATCGGCTGCACCTTTGTTGATAACAGCAAAACTGGCAACTGTCATCATTGAGGTGTTGTCTGAAGTCAAGAATATGCCAGCTTCTGTAATAGCACCTGTGCCGTCAGCAGCAGCCCAGTCTCCGATATAAACCAAATCATTGTCAACTACCCCCGCACCTTGGGTAGTAGAAGTTAGGGCATTGATGTCAAGTTGGTTAGCCAGTCCAACATCCCCCGAACCTTGTCCAGTCCCCGTGCCAACTGCCATAAAGCCAATCTGTCCATCAGTGGGGACATCAGCTAACTGGTCGGCTACTTGGGCATCCATAAGCTCGGTGATGGTGTTGTGGATAACACGCTCTTCCTTCAATTCACCATCGAAGCCGAATAGCTTTATATGACACGTCCCCTTGATTCCCATCTTACTATGAAGTCCTTGACTTTTTTCCCGATACATTTCTAACCCCCTGTGTTACTTTCCGCTCCCTTGGCTTCCGTTCGTCCTTCACTTTGCCATCAGCACCACGTAAGACGATATGAACCTTATCTTTGATTCCAATTTGTTCTTTTATTTCTGCCATAATTCACTCCTTAATGCGGATGATG